TGAGGGCTTGAGCGTCGCGCCCGAGTTGAACGGCGTAACCCGTTACACCGTGACGTTCAGACTTTTGGATGGGTGACATGGGACTGAAAGAACAGATCAAGGCCGCAAGCGTTCGCAAGCCGCTCAAAGTCCACGTGAAAGAGTGGGGCTTTGATGTGTATGTCCGCGTGATGAGTGTCGGCGAGCGGGACGCATGGGAGCTCGCGTGGATCGACATTCGCAGCAAGGGCATGGAGAAGTTTTACAACTTCCGTGCGTTCTATCTTGTGCGAACGCTTTGCGACGAGCATGGCGTGCGCATCTGGAAAGATGATGAGATGGCCGAGGTGGCCGATCTCGACGGTGCCGTCATGGGTGAACTGTTCGACATTGCACAGAAGCACAACAAACTCACGGAGGCGGACGTAGTCGAACTCGCCGGCGAGCTTTAGCGCGAGACCGTCACGGCAGTTCCTGTTCATGTTGGCCGGGCATCTAAAGATGACGGTCGGCGAGCTCGAGCAGCGGATGGATTCACGCGAGCTATCGGAGTGGCTGGCCTTCGCCCGCTACTTCCAGCCGCTAGACAACTCATGGGCTCAGACGGGCGTGCTTGCCAGTGCAGTGCTGGCCCCGCACTCACGCCGAGGCCAGTGCCCGAAGCCGAGAGACTTTATCCCGACCGAAAGACCACCTCAGCACAAGACGCAAATGCTCGACGTGCTTGCCCAGATGAAGATCGACTTGGACGGCAAATGACATGAGCACGGCACTCGGACTCGCAATGCAGATCAGTGCCAATACGGCACAGCTGGCCCAGGCCGTGGCCGATGTAAATGCCAAGCTGGATTCCATGGGCGAGGCCGGCAAGAAGGCTTCTGCCGACCTTGGAACGCTCAAGAACATTGAGATCGGAAAGCTGGCCTTGGGCGGGCTCCAGGCTGCCACGTCTGCTTTTCTTAGTCTCTCGGGTGCCGTGACTGGTGCCGTCACGTCTGTCACATCTTTCGCGTTGAGTGTGGGCGAAGAGCTCGACGCGTTGAATGACGTTGCCAACCGAACCGGCGTCGGCGTTGAGGCGTTGCAGGCATACGCCAGGGCGGCCGCTGACACTGGCGTGAGCGTGGAGTCGTTTGCTAAGCAAATCCAAAAACTGACAGTCAACATCGGCAAAGCGACGCTCGACGAGAAAGCCCAAAAGAAGTTTGAAGAGCTCGGCATCGTGTTTGCCGACCTCAAGGCTGCTACGCCGGAAAAGCAGTTCGAGATGGTTGTCGATGCGTTGGCTGGCATTGCTGACCCAGCCGAGCGTGCCGCAAAAGCCGTGCAGTTCTTTGGCAAGGGCGGCATCGAGCTTGGCGAACTCTTCACGCTTGGGCCTGGTGCTCTGACGCAAATGCGGGAAGAGGCTATATCGCTTGGCCAGGTGGTGAGCGAGGATGCCGTCAAAGCCATCGACAACATGAATGACTCGTTCGCCACGGTCTGGGCAACGGTCAAAGGGCTGGCAGGGTCGATCCTGGGCGAGCTTGCTGGCCCGATTAGCACGATCGCTCAAGAGCTTCTGGGCGTGATTAAGCAGGCCGGGCCGCAGCAAATCGCCCAGCAGGTGGCCTCCGGCTTGCTCGATTTCATCAAGCTCGCCGGCAATGCGTTTCTGGAACTGGCCAAGTTTATTGAGGCTTTCGTCAAGAAGTTCGCCCCGATCCTTGGCCTGGATATCAGGAGCGAGACCGAGAAGGAATTGGACCGGCTGCGAGCCGAGCAGCAGGCTGCCGTGCAGGGGGCCGGCGCTACGGTCGATGGCTTTGGCAGGCCGCTGGCGAATGCGGCAGACGTTGCAGAAGAGAACAGGAAGCGTACCGAGCAGATCGCCCAACTCGAGGCACAGATTGCCGCCGAGGCGGCTGCCGGTGTGCTCAATCAGTTCCAGGCCAACTTCAACGCCGCGATCGACACGGCCCGCACGAAGCTCGAGGAGAAGATGCAGGCCGGCACCCTCACAGAAGAGGACAGGAAGCTGCAGGAAGCCCAACTGCGTGAGCTTGAGAAGTTCAATCGCAACGGCCAGATTGGCACCGTGGAGATCCTCAACTAGCCATGGCCGTCATCTCCTGCCGCGAAGTCATCCCGCGTACGGCGTCGCATCGCTTTGGCGAGGCACCTACCGCCGAGCGTAAGTACATCGTCACCGTCGATGAGCCGACGCCGACGCAAACGCTTATCAACGCCGTTGGCATTTTCCACGCGGCCGCTCACCCAGAGTTTTCGTACCTCAAGTGCCTGAACATTCAGGTCACGGAGACGGATCGGCACCACGCCGAGATTACGTACAGCTACGAACTTCCCAAGCAGCAAGAGCTTGACCCGAATCCGCTGGCACGGCCCGACGTGTGGTCATTCTCGATTGGCGGTGCCCAAGTGCCGGCCCTCGTCTACTACGACGGCAGTGGCAACGGAAGCCGTCTGCCGCTTGTGAATGCGGCTGGCGATTTCTTCGAGGGGCTTACAACGCTTGAGGCCGAAGTTAGGGCGTCGATTTCTGGCAACCGGCCGACGTTCCCGCTGGCCAATGCGTCGGCGGTCACGAACAGCGTGAACGCATCGCCGTACCTTGGCGGTGCCGCTCACACCTGGCTGTGTGCTGGGATCAGCGGTCAGCAGGCCACTGAGGTGGTGAACGACGTTGAGCTGCGGTATTGGCAGATCACCGTCGAGCTCGTCTATAGGGCCAGCGGCCACGATCTGCTGTTGCCCCACGTTGGGTGGCACTACGTAACGAACAACGGCGGCGCAAAGTTTCGTACGTTTGTGCGAAGCAAGGATGGGACAGACGAGGACGCGTCTGCGCCGCAACCTCTCAACAGTGATGGATCGCAGAAGTACGTCGGCGGAACCTCTGGCCCGCCCGACATTCTCACTCGCCGCGTGTACCCAGAAGCAGACTTTTCCAATTACTTCGGCACGCCGCCGTTCTAAGGAGCACCGATGCCCGACATCAGTTACACGATCACCGGCCAGGTCAGCAAAGGTGCATTGTCGCAGTCTTTCGCCGCGTCTGGAGTCACGGCCGACATCGCCACGGCTGGCGTTCTCTCGGTCACGCTCAACCTTGGCACGGCCGTCACGCAGATTTCCACGGCCACTCTCGGGTCGCTTGGGCTGTGCTTTGCCCGTTCGCTGGCTAGTGCCACGACGCACACGGTGAGCTTCGGCCGTTACGCTGGCGGCACGCTGCATGAAACCGCCCGGCTTAAGGCTGGCGAGGCCGCAGTGCTGAGACTGGCGGCTGGGGACTACGCGGCCAAAGCGGCCGTCGAAGGAACCCGCCTGGTGCTCACCGTCTACGAGGACTGAGCCGTGGCACAAAAGCCAGACGGCAAGGCCGCGAAGACCGAGCGGGTGACATTCACTCGACCGGCGGCAGAGCGTATTGCCAAGACCGTGCGGCGCGTTGAGCAAGGCGACCGTGGGGCGGAGCCGCTTGTCTTTGAGCGGATCGGCGTCTCAAGCCCGTTTGCTCTTAAACTGGCCACTTTCACCGGCAACTGGGAGACAGGCACCTACAAGACCGTCACGCTGTCTGGCTCCACGCAGACGGCGAGCGTCTACAACTGGTGCAACCCGGCTCTTGGCGGAGACACCGCAAGCACGACGCAAAGCCGCTACGTCATCTTTGGCAAGGTTGGCGGCACCAACTCGGCCGTCGAGATCCAGCTGCGGACAACGCAGTGCACGGCGTCGCTCACGTTGGGAACGGTGGATCTGACGAAGTTGCCCGGCTTTGACGCTGGCGTCATTCAGCTGCTAGGCCACGACAAGCAGAACACGGCATCGACGTGCAGCGGCGGGCTGCAGTGGTACTCGATCACCACCTGCACATGACGCTCATCACATTCAACGACGGCAAGCCCGTCCTGCGTGACGGGAAGGTAGGGACGGAGCAGGCGTGCTGCTGCGGCGAATGCCTTGTGTTCTTTGGTAGTCCTACATTTTATGGCTACGAGCCTGGAGATTGGGGGCCGCCCAGTTGCTATCACGCAATCCTCAGCAAGGTAGTGGAGCTCCTACAGGATGCCGGATGGACCGCTGAACTCGACGAGTCCACGATTGTGATCAACGGCGCTGAATACGTTTCTGGCATCGTAAGAGCGTCGTGCGGGTGCTGTTTTAAATGTGACGACTGGGTTCCGATAGTTAGCGACACAAACGAAAACGGACGGCTAGCAGACCAGCCCGATGGTCGGTGGTGCAATATTGCAGATTTTGACCCGCATACGCTTCCAGGCGATCCCTGCTTTGAAGGTGGATTTCCAGTGCTCACGGCCCCGCAGCCTTTCTTTTATTTTCGCGGGTGCGGGCTGTCCGATCAGTACGGGCCTGTGCCTGACCAGGACTTGATAGACCGCATGTTCGCAGGCCATCCTCGCCTTGAAGGAGATATTGAGGCGGGCGGTTTATACGGCCAGAGGTATGACATTTGGGTGCCGTGCTGTAATCCAGACAACTGCGACGGTAACCCGCTGCCATGATTCGCTGCCGGCTTGCCCATCTTGAGGCCCGTTGCCGCCAGCGTGGCTACACGCTGGACGAGGTGCGTGCGTGCATCGTCTCGGAAGATGGCGACACGATCACGGTGGACGAGACCCACAAGGATTACCCGCGAGCGAAGCCCGGCCTAGGCGACATGGTGGCCGCCGGTCTCGATGCCATAGGCATCACCAAGGAGCGCGTGCAAGCCGTGGCCTCGGCCGTTGGCGTGAAGGACTGCGGGTGCAAGAAGCGGCAGGAAGCGTTGAACAACCTCGGCCGCAAGTTCGGCATCGGTTGACGCCCCCGCTAGGGTGGCCGGTGAAAGGACTCGCCATGGCCGGCTGGCTCATCGCACTCACCGGATTCGTCTACGCCTACGTCGCGGCGGATCTCGCGTGGCACGGGAAGTCGGGCCTAGCCATCGCGTACCTGGGCTACGCGTTTGCGAACGTCGGACTCTACATGGCGGCCACGAGGTGACCCGTGCCCGAGGATCACGTCTTTACGCTGAACGGTGACGAGCGGTGGCTCATCAGGTTCACAACGCTCAAGGGTGCGGCCTACGGCTACACGTTCTCGCAGAAGGCGAAGAACCCGCGAATCATCCTCGACGCCCGCATGCGTGGCAGGAAGAAGCTCGAGGTGGTGGTGCATGAGCTGTTGCACGCGTTGAACCCGACGCAAAGCGAAGAGCACGTCGAGCAGCAGGGCAAGGACATCGCACGCGTGTTGTGGAGCCTTGGGTATAGGGAGGTGCACGATGGCACGTAACGCCACGACGTTTCGCCGAAAGAACGCATCCGATCCGTGGCTCGTCACGTCGCTTGACGGCGGCGTCACTCGCATCGACTTCCAGACTCGCCTATGGGTTCTGTTGTCCAGCGATTGGCACTGGGACTCGATCAAGTGCAACCGCGAGAAGCTGGCCTCGGATCTACAGAAGGCGAAAGAACTCAACGCCGCAGTGCTGTCAATCGGCGACCACTTCGACGCCATGGGTGGCAAATACGATCCACGCTCTAACGGCAAGTGGGACGTGCGGCCAGAGTTTCAGCGTGGCAACTACTACGACGACATCGTCACGCAGTGTGCCGAGTGGCTTGAGCCGTACCGCGAGCAGATGGCTCTCATCACGCCCGGCAATCACGAGACGGCAGTACGCAAGCGGATGGAGACGTGTCTCACGACCAGGCTTGTGGAGCAGCTGCGGGTGCGTGGCTCCAAGGTGCGGCACGCTGGCTACTCGGGGTGGATTCTGTTTCGTGCCAAGAATGGCAAAACCAACTCGGCTCTGTACCGACTCTGGTATCACCACGGCTACGGCGGCGGCGGCCCTGTCACTCGCGGTGTGATCGACTACAGCCGATACCTCGTGGACGTTGATGCCGACTGCATTCACGCCGGGCACGTGCACCAGCGGACGCTCATTGAGGCGAGCCGGCAGCGGTTATCGCCTACCGGCATCCCTCGCGTCCGGCCGATGCACTTGGTTCGCTCGGCAGCCTACAAGCAGGAATGCCTCACCGATGGCTGGGCTGTCGAAAAGGGCATGAGTGCTAGACCGCTCGGCGGCTGGTGGATGCTGCTGCGATGGAACACGGACAACACGGAGTTGCGTGCGTCGTTCCACGACTCGCCGCGTGATGACAACGACGACACTTGACGCACGCCGCAGACTGCGACTTTCGCAATTCGCAAAACACGAAAGGGACACCATGAGCACGACACTCGAAGCAGCTAACGACGCGATGCGGGCAGCAGTGAAGAACCGGCTGGACGCCACCCCGAAGGATGACCCGAAGATTGTGGGTTATGTGTCGCAGCCCGCGACAGAACCTCGGGACATTGACGCAAGTACCGAGGAATTGCAACACGTAACGCTCGGCTATGACGCGGAGTTGCTTAAGGAAGCGCAGGATTTTTTGGACGTTCTCAACGAGTTTAAGCGATGGAACGGCGACGGGCTGACGCAGTCCGACGTGCACCCCACGTCGCAGGCGTTCTTCGACTTGTGCGACGCCCTGAAGGAAATGCACCGCAGGAAATCTTCCGATTACGGATGCCCGAGCGGCACAGATCCGCTGGCCAACATTCGCAACGGGGCGAAGTTCGTCGGCATCCCGGCCTGGAAGGGTGCCATGGTGCGGCTCTCCGACAAGGTCACGCGGCTCGCCGCGTACAACGCAACCGGGCGACTGGAGAACGAGTCGCTCGAGGACAACCTCTTCGACCTCGCCTCCTACAGCCTGCTGGCCCTGCTGCTGCACAGAGAGGAGCGCGATGCCTGATGTTCCTTTTTCGCTATGGCTCTCCTGTCAACATCGGCGAATCTCCAGAACACATCAATGCGGTTGTGCTTGGCGTGAGCATGTCAGGCAATGAATACGGCAAGGTGAACTACCTGTGTTCGTGGTGGGATGGCAAAACCCACAAAGAGGAATGGCTTGACTGCACGCTAGTTGAGCCGTGCGATGAAACGCCAGACATGCTTGACGTAAAAATGTTTGGGTATGGCAATGACAGATCGTGAGCCCCTCTCCGACGCCTACCTGCAGCAGTGCGAGTTTGACGCCCGCCGGTTCCAGGGTGCTTACACCGGAACGGCTGGCACGCTCGCGGGGCACGTCATGCGACTGCTCGCGGAGTTGTCGCGGGTGAAGGGACGGCTGGCTGTGACGATTGCACAGCGGGATGAGCGGCCGTGCCTGTCGCACATCCGTGGAGATTGAGCCGGGCGGCGGGTTGAGGCGGCGTAGGGTCATCCTTTCCCCCGCGACGCCTCCCCGCTTGCCCGGTTGACATACGTTAAGCCGCTGGCCTATCGCCTCCCTGCGGCGGCTCGTTCAGGTCTAGCGGCGGGAGGAAGTCCAGCCCCCGGCTCGTCTCTGTGATCCTCGGATCAAGGTAGTGCCCGCGAGTCATCGCCGGATCGGCATGGCCAAGGTGGGCGGTGGCGTCCCCTCCGGCAGCCGCGACGTATGAGGCGGACGCCTTGCGGATCGCGTGGAACGCCCTGGATGGCACGCCAGCCCGTTTGCACAGCAGACGCATAGACGCATAGTGCGACAGCGGATGGCCCGTCCTGGGCCACACCAGAGCGTCTGGCGAGCGTCTGAACTTCTCCAGTTCAGCGGCGAGCTCGGCGGTGATCGGGGCCACGAGATCCCGTTCCCGGCCCTTGCGGGTTTCCGCGAGGAACAGCAGCCGACCGTGCGTCGTGTCCACCTCGCGCCACCGCAGGGCCAGGAGTTCTCCGATGCGGCACCCAGTCTGCCACGCTGTCTGCAGCAGGGTGCTCCACCACCAGGCGGACGGCAGCCCAGACATGAGCGTGCGGCGTTCCCTAGCCGTCTTCACGAGTTTGCTCATCTCCTCGACCGTGTACGCCGTTGGTGCCCGCTTCACCTTCTTCTGTCGCGGCAGGCCCGGCCATTCGCCTGGGTGGAGCTTCTTCCGGCAAGCCCAGTTCCAGATCGCCAGCAACTGGCTGCGATCCTTGGCAACCGTATGCGGGCTGACCACGCGGCCTCGGCACGGGTTGGTCGCCCGCCACCGCAGGAACTTGGACACCGTCACGTCTTCGAGGTCCGTGACCAGCGGCTCGCGCCCCAGGAACTCCTTGAACTTGTCGATCGTGTGACCATAGAGCGACACCGACCGATCCGACAGATTCATCAGCAGTGCGTACCTCTCCAGCAACTCGTGCAACGTCATCTGACACCTCCCTTTCTGGCCTTAAGCCTACCGAGGTGTACAAGCGTTCAATGGAGCCCTCTCCGCTGAAACTCGCCCCGGCAGTCGATCCTAAGACGGGTCGGCTCGCCGGGGCAAGCGGCAGGATTGAAAGTGCGGGCGGTTTGATCTGCACT